ATCAAGTCCGCCTATGGAACTTTCTTCACTGGAACGGGAATGTCATTTCCATCGCATGCTCTTCGCATGGATGGGAAGAAGATCGTTAAACTCCAGTTGAAGTGGGCTGATTCGATGCCCTTTGATGTTCCGTGGTCTTATTTTCTTGATGCTAAGGGAGAACTAGACCCGGAGAAAATCAAGATTGATAGAAATCGTGATTTGGCTTTCTTGAACATGAACACAGGCCAGTTTTTCAAAAACTTGGCAAAGAAAGCCTATCTGTCTAGCTTTATCAAGCCAGATGGGACAACAGGATTAACTCGTATCCAGTTCACAAAGGATGGAGTAATGCATTTGATTGAAGGACATGAAGTTCTGCAATGGGACGGAGCAACTGGATTAGTGGACCCAACGGAACTGAAACAGTGTTACAAGGTCATGATACCTGGAGAAAAAGGACAATGTGGTTTGCCATATATTTTTAACAATTCAGCCACAGTACCATCAGGAGTGATAGCCGGAATTCATACGGCTGGGACTTCTTTCTTTTCAATCGTGTCACCTGTTTTCTTATCAGATTTTGACTTTAAGGTCAAACCAGCTCATCAATCAGCAATGGGTGATCCGATTTTCCCTGAAATCACGTTGCTGCGAGAAGTGAAAACTAATGTCAAGGAACCTGGGTTTAGGTTTGTGGCTGATCAATCACCTCCCGGAATACGTGCGGTGGGAGAAACGGAATTTGACTACACTGGAACCACAAAAACGAGATTAGCACCGTCCATATTGCAAGGACCAGGCTGCCCCTTTGAAATTCGCGAAAAACCAGCTGCACTCAGAGCTGGAGTTAATTCTAAGGGAGAACATGTTCATCCATTAAATATTGCAATGGCAAAAGCGCGCAATAAGAAGATGTTTGCTCCCTTACCAAACTTGGATTCTGACAAGTTGTATGCGGGCATCTTCTCAGCTAAGTTCTTAGCTACGAGACTTCGTAAGCTGACTCCAATTGAAGCGATCAATGGAATCCCAGAATGGGGAAATTTTCACTCTGTGGATCTCACCACCTCAGCAGGTGTGGGATACGTAGAGAGTGGAGTTACACGTCAGGATTTGGTAGAAATGCGTGAGGATGGTAAATGGCACCCCAAACCAGTCCTGGCCAAAGAAATTGCTGCCTATGAGAAAATGATTGAAGAGGACGGACTTATTCCGTTTTGCTTGGCTTTGGGCTTGCTCAAAGATGAAAAGCGACCAATTCAGCGAGTTGAGGATCTTGAAACTCGTCTTTTCTATGCGGCCAACTTCGCTCACCTAATTGTTTCCCGAATGTATCTTGGGGGACTTATGTCAGCTTCAGAACTGTGTCCAACAGAATCTGATATAGCAGTGGGACTCAATCCATTGTCACAAGAGTGGACCCTGCTTTTCAAGCGCCTCAAATCAAGGGGCTTCAAGTTGACGTCAACAGATATTAAGGCCTATGATATCAATTTCTTGATATGGGTCGTCACGGGGCTTACGGATTATGTGGAAAGAACATTTCATGTTCCAATGAACCTTATGAAAGGCATTCGAGCTATGATGTTTTCTTCAGTTCAGCCACTTGTGTTCATACACAAAAAGGTTTTTAGCATGTGCATTATGTGCTCAGGAACCTTGGTCACTTGTTGGCTGAATAGCTGTGCAAATAGTATTATCCATCGCGGAATCTTTGATCTAGAGATTACTAAAACGCTGGGGCTTGAGTTCAATGATCATGCCACCATCACGTGCACTGGTGATGACAATACTTCAGGCGCAAGTTCTGAGGTGGAAGAGTTGTGGAATGGCACGAAAATTGCTGAATATCGAAAGAAATGGGTGAACTGGGATACTACAGCACCCGATAAAAGTCCTGAAATTCGAAAATTCGATACTGATGAGGAAACTGTTTACTTAAAAAGAGGTTTCCGTGACACTGGGTTTGATTACCGTCCGGCTTTAGCTAAAGAGACAATTGAATCCATGTGTTTGTGGTACCACAAGAATCCAGATGTACCACCAGTAAAACAACAGTCCATAAATATTAGGTTGGCCCTTCAGGAAGCCTTTTACCATGGGCAAGAATATTATGAGAGAATGACGAGAATTCTGATTCCTTATTTGAGAGTATTAGATCCAGCGAATAGTTATGTCGCGACTTACTCAGACTTGGAAGAGATTTGGAATCTCTAACATTACCCCGCGCTCCGGAGCGCTATATAAATACCGAAAAATTGCTTGGGACCTCCTGAACCCAGGTTCCAAGGTGTAGTATTTTGAGGCATCTCACGGTACCCTTTGGGGAGATGAAACCTGCAGCTACACAAGCGAGTACCATGGCAGTGGATTAGCACTAAGGCCCGAGTCGCTTTTCCTATACAGTCTAATTGAGCCGAGAAAAATTCCAAAGTGTCCAACCAAGTAGTTGACAAAACTCTCCAGCAAACAGCTGAGGGAATAAAACAATGTGAGTCAAACACAGTTTTTGAGGATGTGTCTGACAAAGTCACTCAGTGCTTGCCTTCGCGCATGCACCCGCCTCAGTTGGGAGATCCCTTCCCAGATCAAACGGCGCGTGCCGTTTTGCAAAAAGAATATCTGGTAGACCAGTTCACAATGTCTACAAGTTTTACAGGAAAGCGATATCTTTTCCCAGATACTCTAATTGCCAACATAGATGCATTAGCACGAATCATTGAGATGTACCAGATCTTTTATTCGGACATTCAAATAGATGTGCGAACGACATCAACAGTTTACCATCAGGGACTGTTGCAGTTGTCGTGGTTTCCTTGTTCCAACTCCACTGTGAATGAAGTATATCGATGGAGTGCGGGAGATCCGATAGATATGTCTTTTTCAACGCAGCAAGCAGCAACAATGTGTGTGCCTTACACGTCACCGCGTCCTTATATAGAAGCCTCCGATATTGGCAATCAACAAGGACAAGTTTGCGCTTTCTCGTTGGATTTGATAACTCCATACCGCAACACAGAAGGAACAACCGATTTTAGTATTTCAGTATATGCAAAGATGATAAACCCACGAGTGGCTCGTCCAATACCCGTAACATCAACAAGAACAAGAAGTTCACGGGTTCGACCAGGACATCAGTCACTTGCTGGAACTCAATCAACATCAACAACAACAAGTCAAGCACCTGTGGGTACAGCACCCCAACCTTTTGACGTCGAATCGTTTTCGAAAACAACAGCCAACACTTCCATTTCGAAAGTGGCCGCAAATTTCATGGATCCAATTCTTGGAATAGCGGACACAATTGGAAATGTGTTGGGACTGGTTACGTCAGTGGTCGGAGGACTGGATAAGCCCACATCATCTCAAGCACCTCAAATGATGCAAATGCAGTTTGGACGAG